AAACGAAGAACGCCAGAAGGTTATGACTTCATGGCAGACCAAGTTAGACCAAGCCAAAGCTGAACTACCTGACTATGACGAGATGATTGCTAGTGCTGGGGACATAACAGTTTCCGACCAAGTGAGAGACTCGATACTAGAGAGCGATGTAGGGCCAAAGATTCTTTACCATCTGGCTGAGAATCCCGAAGTTGCACAAAGGTTAAATAGTCTATCCCCCTCAAGTGCTTTAAGAGAGATTGGTAAGTTAGAGGCTAGGTTTGAAAAAACCGCAGAAGCGCCTAAGACTACTGTGAAAAAGAGCAACGCACCAGCGCCTATCAATCCGATTCGAGGTGGTACTAACGTTGATGTACCGATCACAGAAAACGGTGAGTTTACTGGGTCAATACATGAATGGAAGGCACTACGCAAATCTGGAAAGATTAGGTAACAATTTAATCCACATTAAAAAGGTAATACTAAAGTGGCTAATAATCTTTTGACTATATCAAAAATTACTAATGAAGCTTTAATGGTACTCGAAAACGAGTTAACATTTTCTTCAGAAGTAAATCGTAACTATGACGACCAATTTGCAGTGGTATAAACGCCTGCCTCTGCTTTTACTGTGAATTTTGCGTTGAGGTGGCAAGATTGGTAACACAGTAAACGTCCGTAAAAGATCAGGAATGCGGACGAAAAAGTTTCTCTGATTGACTTGGAAGCCTTGAGGAAGGCGACAAGGGGGAAGTTGAAAGACACCCTGAACGACTAAGTGAGAAACCCCGAAAGGGATGCGATAGTCTGAACAGCGATATAACCTAAATGAAGTCGCTGAGTTTGAGCCGAAGAGCTTGAACCGCCAGAAATGGTCAGTAGCCGAAAGGTGAAAGTAACAGAATGAGACCTGGACGTTTTATTGGTGCTGTAGGCCCTGCGCTTTCAGTAGAAGACTTTAACGAAACTTCAACTCCAGTAACACTTTCTACTCAATTTCAAGTGGCAACGCAGTTTACCACTCAGGATTTAGCATTAAGTTTGGATATGTTCTCTGACCGTGTACTAAAGCCTGCTGTTGCAACAATCGCTAACAAGATTGACCGTGACGGCTTGCAAATGGCTACACTCCAGACTGCTAACATTGTTGGTACTGCTGGTACACCTCCCACAGGATTGATCACCTACTTGACAGCTGGTGCTTATCTTGATGCTGAAGGCGCACCAAGAGACGGACGTAGAGCATGTATCGTTGAGCCTTTCACATCTGCAACAATCGTTGACAGCTTAAAAGGTTTGTTCATGCCTCAAGAAGCCATTGCCGAACAATACCGTAAAGGTTTGATGGGCCGTGATTCTGCTGGTACAAACTGGAAACTCGACCAAAACGTTGTGAGCCAAACATTCGGTTCTTACTCAACAGCATTGACAACTGACAACACAGCCTCCACAGGCCAAGTTGGTTATTTGACAAGCGGTTGGGCACAGTACTCTACAATTCAATTGAAGGGTTCTACTGGAGCTGCAACACTCAACGCTGGTGACGTAATCCAGATTGCTAACATTTATGCAACTAACCCACAAAACCGTCAAGCTTACGGTTCTGGCAAACTGCGTAACTTTGTTGTTCAATCTACAACAACTATCGCTAACGGTACAGCTACAAGCATCCAAGTTGCTCCAGCTATTATCATTGGTGGTCAGTTCCAAAACTCTATCGTTGTTGGTACAACTTCTACAACTGCAGCAGTTACACCATTTAACAATACTGGCGTTCTTTCTCCACAGAACATACTCTTTCATCGTGACGCATTTTCCCTGGCGGTAGCAGATTTGGAGCTACCAGAGGGCGTACACTTTGCTGGTCGTGCATCAGATAAAGAAGTAGGTTTGTCAATCCGTGTTGTTCGTCAGTACACCATTAACAACGATTCAATCCCGACTCGTTTAGATGTGTTATACGGATGGGCACCTTTGTACCAAGAACTTGCTTGCCGTATTGCAGCCTAAACTTATTTAAAGGAAAAACAAAATGAGTAATCCAGGACCAGCAACCACAGTATCGGCACACCCAAGTAACATCGCAACAAACCAAGCGTTGCGTGTTATCGGTGTAGCCAAGGGTGTAAACCTTAACGCAACAGCACTAACCCCTATTCCTGTAGTTAACTCTACAGCGTATATGCCTAAAGAATTGATCGTTACAAACGTCAATAACGCAGGCGCAGCAGCTTCGATCTCCACATCGACAGCTCTGGGTATCGTTAGTACTGCTTCTACATCAGCAACTAGCCTTTTTGGCGCAATTGCACCATCACAATTGACTACCGTTCTCGGTACATCATATGTTGATGCTTCATCTGCTGCCATCCAGACTTCACTTGCTAATCAAACTTTATATGTGAACGTAACCACCGCAGCTGGAACAGCAGCGACTGGAGACGTATACGTGTATGGCTACGATTTCAGCTAATCCAGCCTGAAATTGAGGAAAGTCACCCTCAAAAGGGGTGGCTTTTTCTCTTTTTAAAGTTACAATTAACCTAATTTCCCAAAGGAAAAATCATGTCAAGCACCACCATTGCCAGGGGTAACATATTAGAGCAGTTCGTTATTGCTCCATCTATTACCCCATCTGCGCTAACCACATCTTCCACACAATCTTTGCAAACTTTCAATGTTGCGGGTCTGCAACCATCTGATATTGTGACTTTTTTGCAATATCAAGGTAACCAAACCTCAAACATCATGATTTCTAATTGTGATGTAGCAACCGCAGGCGTATTGACAATCCAGTTCCAGAACACATCTGGCGCTGCAACTGCAATCACCCCTGCTGCTGGTGTATATGACTTCAAAGTACACCGCATTGAAGGCTTGCCAATCGCTGTTAACGCTGCTTAATCATGGCTAATACAAGCGTTTATCGTCCCGTAGGCCCAACCTACGCAGTAGCGGTTACAACAACTGCCAGTAACTCTTTGAGCGTTATCCCAACGGGTAATGACCAAATCAATTACTGTGCGTTTTTGAACACCGCAACTACGCCTGTTGCTATTTCAATTGCTCCACTTAATCCTACAAGCATTACTGCTCCCGCAGCGGTTTTGCCAACCGCAGGAAACACATCAACATCGTTTGTCTTGGGCATTTCTATGTCTCAGCCAACCGTTATTGCCGTGCCTGCTGGTGGATTTAACCTGAGCGCAGTTGGTGCAGCGACAACTCTGTATGTAATGCCTGTAGCGGATCAATCATGACCAATCAAGTAGCATCTACACAAACAATCAATACTGTAGCGGTATTGACTTACGATAGTTTACCAACTGTTTCTTCTGGATTTGGCGGTTCAACTGCTCAAGTTTTGGGCAACCAAATCGGCATTTTCAGAGTAATTTTTGGTAGTACCGCAGGAAATACTGGAACTTTTACGTTTCCGTTTGCTGCCCCAACTGGGTGGTTAGTTCAAGGTTATGATATTACCAATGGAACAACATTGTTTTTGCAACAAGTAGCTTACACAACTACGACAGCAACAATGAACAGTTATAGCATCACAACTGGTGTTTTAGCTAATATGTCTGCTGGTGATACTTTAATCTTTACTGCTCAACCATTCTGATGACTGCCCCTGCCCTAACAACTGACCAAAATATACTGCCTGTTCAGGCATATTTTAATGTTGATGGAAGTTTTAACACTTTTATCGGGCAGGGACAGCCTTTCATTGTTTCTGCTACAGAGTCAATTGGCATTAATAACATTAATACCAATGCGACTTTTTATCTCACATTCACTCCTGTAACTTCGGGTCAGGTTACCAGTTTAGATGTTTTTACTGGTCTAACTTATAACCCAAACATTGGTACGTTAACAGTTAAAACTGTATCTGGTGATTTGCAAGGAACGTCCTTAACAACATCAAATATAAAAGGCGGTTCTGCTAATGCTCTTGTATACCAAACAGGCACAGATAGCACAAGTTTTATCTCTAATGGAACAACTGGACAGTATTTAGCAGCGAATACAAGTGGTGCGCCAACATGGGTTACGCCATCATTCAATGCGGTAACTGTAACGGACGACATTACAACAAATTCCACAAGATATCCGTTATTTTCGTCTGTAACGTCTGGAACTTTGTCAACGGCTTATACAAGCTCAACAGAATACAAATATAACCCGAGCACAGGAACGCTAACAGTACCCATATTCTCAGGATCTGGGGCTAGTTTAACAAACATCCCTAATGGCGCTTTGGTTAACTCAAGTGTGACAGTTGGAACGACCGCAATTGCACTTGGTTTGTCTGCAACCACAATCGCAGGGTTGGTAAGCGTTACATCTACCACTTTTGTAGGTGCGTTGACAGGTAATGCCAGTACAGCCACAACGGCTACAACTGCTACAAACGCCACAAATATTGCGATTACGGATAACACAATATCAAGTGCGACTTGGTATCCGACAATTGTGTCTACCACAACGGGGAATTTGCCTCAGACCACATCATCCACTAAGCTCACATTTGTACCAAGCACAGGGACGTTAACTGCAACAAATTTCTCAGGTCTGGCATCTTCTGCGACAAATATCGCAGGCGGTTCGGCAAATCAAATTGCTTACCAAACAGGATCTGGTGCTACTTCGTTTATTACTGCGCCAACAACTGCAAGCACATATTTAGAGTGGAATGGATCTGCTTTTGTTTGGGCAACAGTAAGCGGTGGGAGCGGTACTCCTGGTGGATCAAACACACAGATTCAGTATAACAATAGTGGCTCATTTGGCGGTGTAAGTGTTTTGACGTATAACGGCACTACGCTTGCAATGACAAGTGGAACAATAGACGGCACAACTATTGGTGCTACAACTGCTTCAACAGGAAAGTTTACAACCTTAGAGTCCACAGGAACTGCAACCCTTGCTGATGGATCTACAACTTACATTCAGGTTGTGGGTGATGCTTCTTATCCATCCATTAAAGCAGCGGGTGGAACAAATACGCCTCTTGTACTACAACCTTTAGGTACAGGAGCACTACAAGCACAAAAAACAGACTCTACTTCTACAGGAGGTAATGCTAGAGGTGCTAATGCGGTGGATTGGCAGACTACAAGAGGATTTGCATCTTATGTTGCAAGTGGTGGTCAAGCGGTTATTGGTGGTGGAATAAGTAATCAATCATCAGGAACAATATCTGCTGTTTTAGGAGGTAGTGGTAATTCTGCTACTAATACTTATACTGGTGTTTTGGGTGGAATATCAAATACAGTATCAGGATATGGTGCAAGCGTTGTTGGTGGTTATACAAATACTGCCGCAGGATATTGGAATTTTATCGGTAATGGTTATACAAATAGTGGCACAAGCGGCTCTACTGTAACTACACAAGCTACTACAACAGTTACATCAGGTTCAACCGCAGTTACTCTTTCAGGTTCAAATGCTTCTATAAAAGTTGGTCAACTAATTACTGGTACTGGAATAAATAGCTTTCCAAACACCTATGTAGCCGTTATTTCAGGAACATCGCTAACTTTATCCCAAAACGCTAACGCATCTGGTTCACCAACCCTATCTTTCTACACACCTCATGGAATAGTAGTAGGAGGAGGAAACAACCAAGCAACAGGCTCTTATAGCTTTGTAGGTGGTGGGGGTGATGCAGGGACTGCGGGTAATAGAAACACCGCATCTGGGGATTGGTCTTTTGTTGGGGGTGGTATTAACAATACCGCATCAGGACAAGGTTCTTTTGTTGGGGGTGGTGGTTTTTTTAGTACTGGAGGAGTAGCAGGTAATCTTGCTAGTGGTCGTAGTTCTTTTATTGCGGGTGGTTATTTAAATACCGCAACTGGTGATTTTTCTAATGTTGTTGGATCTAATTCAAATGCAACAGGATATGGATCTGTTGTATTAGGTTTTGCAAATACTTCAAATGCTAACTTTACAACGGTTTTAGGAAATAGCGGGACTTCTAGAGGCATCCAAGGTTCGTTTGCTATGGCTCCTTGTTTTAATCCATTAAGTTCAACACAAGGTGCATCACAATCAGAAATTATTATTCTTGGTATACAAACTACAACTGCAACTGCAACTGTTTTAACTACTAATGGATCTGCCGCAGGAACAACAAACCAAGTAATACTACCCAACAACTCAGCATACTCATTCACAGCAACAATAATTGCAGGGGTTACTGGAGGTGGAAATACTGCTTCTTGGGTTTTGCAAGGTGCTATTAAACGTGGTGCAAACGCAGCTTCTACCACAATAGTAAGCACAGTAACATCCATATTGTTAGCACAGGATTCAGGCGCATCTACTTGGACAGTTTCAGCTACGGCAGATACAACCAATGGCGGTCTAGCAATTACAGTTACTGGTCAAGCCTCAACTACAATTAGATGGGTTTGTAAAGTAGAAACCACAGAAATGACATATTAAGGATAAATCATGGCATTACAACTTAACCTCACACAAACACAATTTGGTAGTCCTGCACCACAGGCATACGCCCGAGTCACGAACTTTTTTGGGAACAAGGATAACATCCAAGTCCAAGTAGCAGTCCACTATAACAAGGATGCTAGAGAAGCTAATATGAGCACAGTCCAAGAACACGCACATTACATTGGATTAGCTGACATAGCAGGAAAGGGTGATTTGCTCCCTGCAATCTATGGTGTACTTAAGACAATGAGCCAATACCAAGGCGCAACGGACGTATAACATGGCTATTAACGAAAATGCAGTAACTGATACGCTAACCCCTACGACAGGGACATTAAACATTGTTGGAAATGTAACAACGCCAAACTCTGTTAATAGTGTCAATACTTTTTCATTTAAAAATAGGCTTATTAACGGATCAATGCAAATTGATCAACGCAATTCTGGTTCTTCTCAATCTATTGGATTAACTTCTGTTTATACAATTGATCGATGGTATGCTCAATCTACTGGAATTGCAACTACTGGTCAACGTATTTCTGGATCAAATGGATTTGAATATTCTTATCAAATTACAGGCGCTTTAACAAATACAGCAACATTATTTGGCCAAAAAATAGAATCATATAACTGTTATGATTTAGCTGGATTAACTGTAACATTAAGTGCTTATATTGCATCATCTGCATTAACATCAATTACATGGACGGCTTATTACCCGACTGCGGTTGATAATTATGCTTCAAGAACGCAAATTGCAACGGGTACATTTACTATTAATTCAACATCTACTCAATATAGTGTTAATATTTCTTTACCATCAAATGTTGTAAATGGATTGCAAATAGAATTTACAAGTGGTGCTTTAACATCAGGAACAATTACTTATACGGGCATACAATTAGAAAAAGGAAACATAGCAACAACTTTTGATTATCGTAATTACGGTACTGAATTGTTCTTTTGCCAAAGATATTACGAAATTGGTTCATATTATTGTCAGGCCGCAAATTCTCCAGGAGGAGTTGTCGGTTCAACTTTTGCATACAAAGCAACCAAAAGATCTGCTCCCACAGTAGTAGGAACCGCAACTGCTGGAGGATTTACTGCAAATTCATTTACAACACAAACAACACAATCATTTGACTTTTATGGTGTGCCAAATGGTAATGGTCAGATATATGGCAACTGGACTTCTACTGCGGAGTTATGATGTATAAATTAAGAAATTTATTTGTAGGTGGTCAAGGCATTATTCGTTTGGAAGACAACGCTTTTATTCCATTTGATCCTGCTAATACAGATTATCAACAATTTAAAAAAGATTTAATTAATGGTGTAGAGTTAGAAGATGTTAATGGAAATGCAATGTCTGTTGAAGCAATAACAACTTTTATTGGGACTTTGCTATGAATTACAAATGGGAAATATCAGAATTAAGTGCGGAAGATGAAGTCATTACCCATGCCAAATACCATTTAACTTTGTCCAATGGTGAAACCAAAGTTGAGACTGAGGGAAACTGGCATTTTAAGAATCCTCTAAAAGACGTTCCATTTAATGAAATCACAGAAGAAATGGTGGTTCAATGGATTGAAAATGAGACTATGAAAGACGGCATTTGTGTAATAAAATCTAGGTTAGAGGAACAATTGGCGCTTTTGGAAAAGTCGAAATCTATTGTCCCCCCTTGGAAACCACAAGTTTTCACGCCTAATATATAGGACGAGCTATGACCCAGCCAATTGACATAATTTCCCGTGCGCTAAAAGATATAGGAGCTTTGGAAGCTGGGGAGACACCTACGCCCGAAGCAGCGCAAGATGCCTTTGATATGCTTCAAGATATGTTAGATCAATGGTCTAACGAAGACATGATGGTGTTCTACAAGAACGAGATCATTTTCCCCGTAGTTTCTGGGCAAACACAATACACCATCGGGCCTGGCGGTCAAATTGGCGCTAATTTCACGGGTAGTATCACAAATAACATTTTGACAATCACATCCATCCAAAGCGGTGGTATATCGATTGGTCAAACGCTAAGTGGCACAAACATTAAATCTGGCACGACAATTATCCAGATGTTAACTGGTGCAGGCAATAACGTAAATGAAGCAGGCACTTACTTGCTAAATACTTATTATGCTTCTCCAGTTACAAGCGAATCCATAAAATCCTATTATCAGCGCCCACTCAGGTTAAATTCTTGTTTTGTCAGGATTAACACCTATTCAAACGGTCAACCCATTACAAACGGTGGTCTAGACTATCCTGTTTCGGTGCTAAATATTGAGCAGTACGAAATGATTGGCCTTAAAACGCTAAACGGGCCTTGGCCTAAAGCGATTTACTATGAGCCAACTGAGACTTTAGGCAATATTTATGTGTGGCCTAACCCAAGTCAGGGCGAGATGCACATATTTGTGGATCAATTATTCCAACAATTCACCACAATAAACGACAACATTAATCT